AACCCTTCAGAAGTTATAGACAAGGCTGGGTTAGACAAGTTTGGCAAGGCTCTACAGGATAAAACTAGTTCTAAATTTGGTTTGAATAGAGTAGACAGATTCCTAATGGGTATTAGAAAAAATGCAAAAGGAGACCCAGTTATATTTTCTGGAGGAAGAACAAGACCTGTTACTGGCAGAGACTTAGTAAACCTAGCTACTAATTTGGATAGGGTAAAAGATGCTAATGCCTTTAGCCATAAAGTATTTATGGAAACAGGAGACTGGCAACAGGCAGATAAAGCTCATCACGACCACTTCCTTGACCAGTCTGAAGAGATTGCTAAAAATCAACAACTTGCTGCTGATGCTATTGCAGGCAGACAACCAACAACTCAATCTGGACCTAATACAGGTAGTGATAATGAGGATGGTAATCAGTCAGGTACAGCAGGAGCAACAAGTGATTTTGGTGCTTCTCAGTATCAAGATGAGTTTACAGGTGTATCTACACCGACTGTATCACAACCAACTACTAATTATGGTTATACCCCTACAACTAGAGACCCTTATGAAGCAAGTCAAGATATGGGAGCATTTTTTGATAAAGGTGGACTAGCATCTAAAGCAAAAGCAAAACCAAAACGAAAAAAGAATACTAAAGGATTAGGCACTAAACCTAAGGCTACTTGACAATCATGTCAACCCCAATAAAAGGAGATAAATATGCCAGAATTAGATATAGTAGAACCACAAAAAACTGCAGGATTTGTAAGTCGGTCTCGTTCAAAGTACAAGGACAAGATTGCTAAGGAAGAGCAAGAGCTTAAAGAACTCCTTGCACAGAGAGAAGGAAAGGGGGTTCAAGAAACCACTGAGGAGAGCCAAGATGTTTCTCCTCCTGAAGAGGGAAAGGAAAAGGAAGTACCTGACGAGACTCTTAGCAAAGAGGAAAAATCTTTTAAGACGAGATATGGGGATGTTAGAAGACATCTTGCGGCTAAGGAGAAGGAGTATGATGCTAAAATAAAAGAGTTAGAAGATAAACTTTCTAATACTCAAAAGCTTGTACCCCCTAAGTCTGATGAAGATTTAGCAGCATGGATGAACAAATATCCTGATGTAGCAGGTATGGTAGAGACTATAGCTGAGAAAAAAGCTAAACAAATGTTTGATAAAGCTAACATACAGATTGAAGAAATTAACAAAGCTAGGAGTGAACAGACACGCAAAGACGCTGAGAGTATTATTAGAGAGTCTCACAAAGACTTTGATACTTTACGTGAGTCAGATGATTTTCATGGGTGGGTAGAAGAACAACCTAAATGGGTTCAAAATGCTTTATATGAAAACACTGATGATGCTCAATCTGTTATTCGTGTTCTTGATTTATATAAAGTTGACAATGGCTTAACAGTCAGTGACAAGAAAAATAAAACAAAAGCTGCAGCTTCTCTTGTAAACAAAACATCTAAGACTAAAGTAGATGCAGAAGAGATGGCTGACACTTTTAAGGAATCTGATGTAGAGAAAATGACAGACAAACAGTATGCTGCTAATGCCGAAAAAATACAGACAGCATTACGTTCTGGTAAATTTATTTACGATATATCAGGAAATAGAAGATAAAGTATTGACAAATAATATTTTATCAATATAACTACGCCTAAGACATAAAGCCTCTTTTTGACTACCTTTATGTTTTAGTTAACCATAAAGTTTAAACGAGTAAAGACTACTTATATAATTATAGACCCATAGGTTAGGAAGTTAGCTACGGAATAACCATATGCACTCTAGAACGTATAACCTCTTCCTACGGTGTTTAGCTTTTCATTAAGCCAAATTTATAGGAGGATTTACTATGGCTTTTCAAACAACGTCAGGTTATGGCAATTTACCTAACGGTAATTTTTCGCCAGTAATCTACTCGAAACAGGTACAGCTTGCGTTTCGTAAATCGACTGTTGTGGGCGATATTACTAATTCTGACTACTTTGGGGAAATTGCTAACCAAGGTGATACAGTTCGGATTATTAAAGAGCCTGAAATTTCAGTCAAAGAGTACGCAAGGGGTACACAGGTAACTGCACAGGATTTGGATGACGAGGACTTCCAACTTGTCGTTGATAAAGCAAACTACTATGCTTTTAAAATGGACGATATTGAGGAAGCTCACAGTCATGTGAATTTTATGCAACTCGCAACTGACCGAGCTGCTTATAGACTTGCCGACCAGTATGACCAAGAAGTTCTTGGTTATCTAGCAGGATACAAGCAGTCTGCATTAAGTTCTGCAGCAGGTGCTGTTAACGACCAAGTTAACGGCTCTAAAGCAGTAAGCACTGCAGGGTCTGACGAACTTCTTACTTCTATGAAGTTGAGAAAGGACTCTTTTGCGAGTATCACAACTTCGTCTGCAGGAGACCACTCAATTCCTGTTGCAAACCTAGCTCCGGGTGCAACTGCTGTTTCTACAGCTGCTGTTACTCCAATGGTAATCATCAACAGAATGGCTAGACTGTTGAATCAACAACAAGTTGACTCACAGGATAGATGGTTGGTTGTTGACCCAGTATTCATGGAGTTACTCGGTGATGAAAACTCTAAGTTGGTAAACGCTGATTTTAACGCAGCTGAACTTAAAAATGGTCTTGCCCTAACTAACTTGGCAGGTTTTAGACTATACGTGTCTAGCAACCTACCTTCTGTAGGAACAGGTTCTGGAACATCAGGAAGTGCAAACCAAAATAGTAACTATGGTGCTATTGTGGCAGGTCATGGTTCTGCTGTTGCGACTGCTGAACAACTTAGCAAAACTGAAACCTACCGTGACCCTGACAGCTTTGCTGACATTGTTCGTGGTATGCACTTATATGGCAGAAAGATACTTCGACCAGAAGCTATCGTGACTGCTAAATATAACGCAGCGTAAGGGAGGGTACTAATATGGCAACTTTTGACTTAACAGCAAAATCAACCACTGGTGTTGGTGCTAACTCCATTGCAACTTTACCTGCAAATGCAGGTACACACATGGTGCGAACAATCCAAGAGTACTTGGACATTGATGCTCTGATAGCAGCAGGTAACACTATTGCTAACGGAGATGTTTTCCAAATGCTTGAAATCCCTGCAGGAACATTAGTTCTAAACGCAGGTGCTGAAGTTATGTCAGCATTTACTTCAAGCTGTACTTTGGACATGGACTTTGGAGGTGGTGATGACATCATTGATGGTGCTGACATCACATCTGCAGGGTATTGTGCCGCGGGTTCTAATGGGCAAACCAACACAGTTGTAGGTTCAGCTGCTTCAACGTACACTCAATTTATCGGTACTGCTGATACTATTGATTGCACGATTGCAGGAGCCGCCGCAGCCACAGGTAGACTAAGAGTCTATGCAACTGTGATTGACTGCAATGACCACGGTGCTGTGGATAAAGCAACAGAAGTCGATAGAGACTTACTAGCTTAAATTACTACTTAGAGGGCAGGTGTAACAGGATTGACTTGCCCTCTAATCACATTAATAGGAGTATTTAGTGGCAACAACCTACATTACATTAGTAAATGACCTCTTACGTAGGTTAAATGAAGTTACACTAGCTACCTCAGGTGACGGTTTCTCTACTGCAAAAAATGTTCAAGCAATAGCAAAAGACGCTATTAACAATTCAATAAGAGAAATACTCCAAGACGGTCATCAATTTCCCTTTTTAAAAACTACAACTACACAAACATTAACAGCAGGTACAGGCACGTATGACTTACCTACTGATATGGCTAGTGTTGATTGGGATACATTTTATTTACAAGCTTTGTCAAGTGCAGGTAATACTGCTCGTTCTCTTCCTACTATACCATTTGAAGAGTATGTTAGAATACATAAAGCAATAGAAGAAAACTCAGGAACAGGAGCAAGAACATCTCCTGATTTAGTATACCAAACATCAGAAGAAAAATTTGGTGTAACACCTTTACCTGACGCAGCTTATGTAGTAGAATATGTTTACTATAAATTTCCTGACGATTTATCGGCATATGATGACACAATGATTATACCAGATAGATTTAAATATATAATAATAGATGGTGCTATGGTGTACATGATGAGATTTAGGTCTAATGAACAGTCTGCACAAATACATCAGGCTAAATTTAAAGAAGGTATGAAGTCTATGCGTAGACTACTACTAGATGACCCACTGTTTGTTCGGTCATCAATGATAAACAGACCAAAGTTTACATCACAGATGTTAAGACTGAGTGGCTAAATGGTTGATTCAGTCTCCACGTTTAGAGCCGTTTGCAGGGGTGGTTTAAATACAGGTGCAGACGTTTTATCTCTTGGTGAAGAGAGTCCCGGTTCAGCAATACAATTACTGAACTATGAGCCAAACTTAGAGGGTGGTTATAGAAGACTAACTGGCTTTGCTAATAATTTTGGTACAGTTACAGGTACAGGGTCAGTCTTAGGTATAGCAGTAGCTAATGGTGTTAATCAGGGAGTGCTTGCCTGTCGAACACCATCATCAGGTAATAACTACTTACACCACTGGAATTTTTACTACACAGTGGCTGTAACATCAGGACATGGAACAAACTTTACTGTAGGAGAAACAGTAACAGCCGTAGTAAGTTCCAGTGATAATACAGCAACAGGAGTTTCAGGAACAGTTAAAGCTAGGGCATCAGCATCTTTAACAATAGACTTTGGTAGAATACCTACTTCAGTGTTTGCAACAAGTAATGTAATAACTGGTGGAACATCTGAAGCAGAAACAACAGTAACATCTACTCCTACTGTTATAGGTTGGACAGCCGTGACTACAAGTGGTTCACCAACAATGACAGGTGTAAGTAAAGTTAGATTTACAGAGATAAACTTTGGTACACCTAAGGTAGTATTAACAGATGGTATAAATCCTGCAGCTACATACGATGGGTCAACTTACACGCAGATAACAGACTCGAATGCACCAACAGACCCTAAGATAGCAG